TTGGTGGCTGCTGATTTGTACCCGGTGTTGGTGGCTGCTGAATTGTCCCCGGTGTTGGTTTCCTTATTTTCTGCGTTATTTACGCAATAATCAGCGCAAATAGAAATAAATTCATTCAAAGATATTTCCCTGATTATTTTTATTTCCGAACAGGCAATTTTACTATCATCTGTATGTGGCACAACATCACCGTCACATTCGACCTCTGAAAATCTGCTATTTGCCGGATCGTAATAATTTAATACGTCAACCGGATTAGTGCAGGCGTGGAATCCCCCTTCGCACGGCTTTACCAATCCGTCATGCGTGTATTTTTTACCGACTTCATACTGAAAGTCACGACATTTAAAATTCTTATCAAATCCTTTGTAATACTTAATTGATTTTTTCATTTTTCAGAAGTTTTATGGGGTTTCCCCCGATTAATATGAGACAAAGATAACACTAATTTGTATCACTCCGACATACCGACTATTGATAAATATCAACTTTTGGTAATTTATAATGATTCTAAGTTACTTGGTTTTATGTCCGGCCTGTCCGTATAGGTCAAATGCACCCTTCCGTATTTCTTTTCCAAGTCCCGCCTGATCTGCTCAAGTTCTCCGGTGATCGGCTCGTCAAGTTGGATTGACTTGGGCTGATCGTGGGGCTGATAATGCGTTACTATGACCATGTGGCGTTCTTTCCGTGTCCGTGTTTTGTAAACCCAGCTTGTACAAGATACCGTTCAATTATCCATTTCTTAGGCATCTCTAATTTGGTGTCAATACCCTTTCGTTCGGCTTCATATATCTTATTACGAAGCTGAATATATTTTGCATGGCTTGGCATTTTTAAACCCAATTTGCGCCACCGTGGGCGGTCATCTAAAAGTGCGTTGAATAACTGTTCTGCGGTCATTTCTTTATGGTTTCAATTAACATATCGTATTCAAAATTATCATCACTTACCGGACACAAATCACAGGTGCAGCATTGACAACTATCACAATCGAATGCCTTCGTAATCTTTTTACTCATTGTTTTGCTTTCTTTTTAAAGTGAAATTGATAATATACCGGGATAGAAACACCCTTTCTGAAAATATTGTATTGTATTCCGGTCAGGAAATACTTGTACTGAAATAAAAGCCCAGGCGACAACTCAAAATTGGTTGCAGAAATTCCAAGTGATGCACCTATGAACATTTTGAACTTTCGCTCCTCGATAATATTAGTTATGTAGTTCGTGGTGTTGATAACGGTTGCCCGGCGGTTCTTAAATATCAATTTCCCGTTCAATGGCTGGTTCATCCAAACACTGAAATTATACTGTATGTATGCGCCGGTATCATCCAGTAACACTACGTTATATTCACCTTCGTTAAAGTATGCCATAACAACCGAAAGGGAATCAATGGGTCCGGGGGGCAAAAGCAAGGTATCGTGAACCGAAAACGGCTTCGGGATTTCCCGTGTGATCAGGCTGGTATCCCTGATTGTATCGCTGTGTGTAATCGTATCGGTTGTGCCGGATGTTCCCGGACATTTACCCCGGCATTGCAGCAGAAGGGAAAGGATTATAATAGCAACCGCCATACATAGGATAACGATTGACTGAGGTTTTTTGATGAAGGTTAAGATTTTGTTCATTATTTGAAATTTTTAAGAGTTCATTTTATTTTCGTAGAACCATTCCTGTAAATCAATAGTCCCATCTTTATTGTCCCTCATTATCGCCCTCGGTATCCAAAATTCCTCATCGCAATATTTGATTAAAATTGCTTTATAGGTTGGCTTATCAGCTATTATTTTGCAGTCAATTCTAACGGCTGGTTTGCCGTCAATGTTTACTATCGGATTCATTTGATTGTATCTCCTATTGAGTATTTGTCGTTTTTGTCTGAAAAATTAAATTTATTTCCATTTGCATCAAAATAGTAGTAGGTAGTTCCTTCCCATGCACAATCGTAGCAGATTCCGGTAATCGCAAATGGTTTTTTTGGTATAGGATCAGAACACCCCGCCATCAGAATCAGACCTACCACAAGGGCGTCGAGAAAGGCGGTAATACATTGATTTGTTTTCATTAAAATGGTATTTTAAAAGTGAATTTTTCTTTGTAATCTTCCCTGATTTTCGGCATATCCCTCTGTAATTTTTCGATCAATGCAGCTCTGATAAATTGGCTCGAATTTACACAATATTTTTTGGATAACACATCTAAATAATGCGCCTCCTGAGAGGTAATTCTAATTTGCTTTAGTACAGGATATTTAACCATTGTTTGTAATTACATTTATGAAAGCAGTTAGGTAGTTAGCCGCAACCCCTCCAGAAACCTCAACACAATTCGCCTGCAAAAACGGCAGGCTTATAATTGTGTTGGCTCTCTCATTGCGGATAACGGGCTGGATGTTGGCATACGCTAATGAAAAAAAGTTCCTTGAATAGTCGGGGCAGCGGCTAACAAGATGTTGCGACAATTTTACCTCAGTGCTATTCACATAATTTTTTTTCATTCCACAGTTATTTGTATTACTTAAAAACTAAAATTTGCCCCCGCACTCTTTCGGCTTTTTCAAAGCCGTTAAAATCAAAAGATATCAATGATTTTTGATTTTTTGATTACGCAATGACATTGTAATAATCCCTGATCTTTTTTTCTATTAAATCCAACATGATGATATTTTTTTGCAAACGCTTTTGCCCATTGATCAAAATTCTCTTTCATTGGAATTACTCCACAAGGGTAAAGATTCATGATTTTATCTATTGCATCCTGATTGTGCTGTCTAAAATTAAGAGCGTAATCTTCTTTGAATGTTTTTATATAGACATACCAACCTGCGAATATCCAAAAATCAACATTAAATACCCAAACAAAACAGGGTTTTGTAATAGATTCATCATATGAGGCTCTTTTTATTCCTAATTTAACATCTTGTCTTTTTTTTCTCTTCAAAAATACATCCTTCCATGTCACAGCTATCCAGTCTGAACCTTTCCCCCCAAATGTTTGACAAACATCATCTTTGTAGAAATATGCTATTTCTGGTGAAATGCTTATTTTTTCAGTATCTTTTTTATTTAAGTTCCACCAAAATTCTGCGGCTTTTCTTGGCATTTTTGTCATTGATTCGTTTTTAAAGATTAAAAACAGCCAGCGCACGCCAGCTAAAAACTAAATTTTATTTTGCGTAATCCAAAAACTGTCGCAACATCCAGCCCGTTATATGCAAGGCTACCAAAACCCGAACCTTTTCCGAAATGGCATATATACTTTGTAATGGTAATCTTTATCCATTTCATCGTTGACAAAAGGTTCATTCTTCCATTCCTCGTATTTTTCAGGTAAAAAAGCCTTTATGATTATTCTTCCAAGTCTTTCGTTTGGATTTAAGTGGTCATCAAATTCAGCATCTAAACTTGTTGATGCAATTACTTCTTTGCCAATTTTATCAATAATACTTAATGCTTTTTTTTGCGTTAAGTTATCAATTTCGTCATCTGTGAGTATCGAAATACCAGCGACAAACATTTTACCTACATAATGATTTCCCATAATTTTTTAAATAAAGCCCAGCATATAACCCGTAGTATAGTTAATTGCCGTGTTTATACTAAATTGAAGCGTTACCACCCGCTTGTAATTCTCTGTAAATTGACAGTAAAGTAGCCCGAAATCGGCAACTAACCATACCACCACCGTTAGCCGCAATGCCGCCAAAGTGTGCGAAATGCGCCTCATTCGATTGGTTTATTTGAAACATATCCGTTCAAGTGAAACTCTATCCGGCAACTGACCGGGTTGGAAATCAGCAGGTCTATCCCTTCAGAACATCCGGTATCATGTACAACCCAATCAGTCCTAATATACGGAGCGTCATGGCAGTAAACGTAAATGGTTGATCCGTAGGGAAAATACTTTAACCATTGCTGAGTAACCGCCGCCCATCTTTGCGGATGCTTGGGGTTAATTTTGCTCCCGTCTGCTGTCCGGTAAATGTCGCCTGTTGTATTTTCCCGTGAAGGGTTGTACACGCTGATTGAGGTCTTGAATACGACACGTTTAATGACCGGGGCGGTGTCTTGTGCCACTTCACCCCTTACGATTGTCTGATGGGATGAATCGAGCCCCTTTTCGTTTCTGAGGCAGCCAATAAAACAGGCAACGCCGAAAATGACGAAAAAGATTGTGAAGGCTGCGGATGTTTTGCTTATTCGCATGGTTAGTCTTTTCTTGTGCAAACGAGGATATTATCATACCCGGTATTTTCTTTTGGGTTTTTGATTATTTCCCAATTGTATTTGTTGCTTAAAATCAGACAGCGGCCACGTAATTCGTTAGGGGCAGAACAAACTGCGACCTGTAATTCAATTCTTAATTCCCCTGATAAAATAACACCAAAATTCTTTTCTGTATTTTCACAGAACGGCACATACTTGTTTTTCGGTTTGTCACAGTCTTCGATAAACTGTTTCAGTTCTTCGATTTGGTTTAAAGCATCCTGTTTTGTCATAATGTTGTGGTTTTAATTTTCGCCAAAGATACATACAAAAAAGTATCAATTCGACAAAAAAGATATTGATATAAATCAACAAATGAAATAAAAAAAGCCGAAGGATGTCTCCCTCGGCTGGCAAAAAATGGCAGTGATGTTACTCTCTGGCCAATTTCTCTTGTTCGGCTTCGGACGGAAGTACAGGCATTTCGAGCCTGATCCAGTCTTCGGCCAACATATCGGTCTGGCTGGCAAGCCACCCGGTAACTGTTCTGTTTGCTGCATTTTTCATGTTGATATTTGGGAGCCTCGTAACGGTTCCCTTGTCTCCCATTTCAAAAAGTTCAAACGGGATACCTTCAACATTTTCTGCACCTTCTTTGAGTTTGTCGTGAGAATCATCCGACACATCACGACTACCCTTATTAAGGTAGATAAACATTCCCTTTCCGTTCCAACATTTCCGGGCAATTACGCCGCCGTGTTTTAAAACGTCAAGAGCCTGACCAAAACACATTTTTTCATTCATTAGAATAAGATTTAGTTAATAAATTTGATGTGCAAATATACGAAAAAAACACACATATTTCTGTAAAAATTATTCACAAAAATATGGTTAAATTATGTAAATAATAGCGAAAACCGGATAAATCAATTAGTTACGGCACTTTAAAAAAAGTTTCTGTTTTCCAGTCAAATAAAAAACGGGGAGTAACCAGCTCCCCGCAAACCATGAAAAAAACAATATGAACGAAACCCGGCTTTGCAATCCGGTGTCTTAAATGCTTTTATTGATGTCGTTTTTTCCGAAGCCTGTCCAGATGAAGGCCGTAAACGTACCCCATTTATCGGTGTGAAGTTTGCGTTTATGTTGCACCCCGTACCCTCCAGTTTCGATGTGGATGCAGTTTTTTTCCCTGCCAAAGCCGTCAATCCCGGCCTCCCTGAGCTTTTCGATCAAAGCAGAACCATTCCCGGCTAAATAATCGGTCAACTCAAAATTGTAGATCGACACAATATCAACTACTTTTGAATAGCAGTCAATAGCAAGTCCAGCCTCATGCGCGCTCCCACGCCCGTAGGCATCAGGATTTCGATAAGTGGATGAACAGATTAATTTATCATTAATCCAATCCCTTAGTATCTGAAAGGCATTGATAAGGGCAACGGGGCAGTCCCATTCCTGGCGGGGGTTGGTCGAGTTCCAAACTTCCTGCATTGACAGGTTTTTTGTTAAATTGTCAGGATCTCCGTTTTTGATATGTACTTTTTCCATTCTCATTTACTTTTTTTGTCCTTTAAATTTTCGATTAAAATGTCCATGTATCTTAATGCTTCTGCTGCTCTTACGCTATCTCTATAAGTCCGGCGTTCGTATGCTTCCTGATCTGCTTCCCGGCTTCTGCTCTCTTTCTCAATATGGCGTTCAACAACGGCTTTGATGGTATCGACTTTAGGGGCAATGACCTGAATCATTTCAAAGGCATCCACGCCCTTCTGAGTGTTTTCCTTGTATAATTTAAACGAAGTAAATAAAATCCCAATCATGGCAATCACGCCCACTCCGACTATTTGCCGGATCACCGCCTTTCCATCACTCAGGTCAAAATATTTCATCTCAGTCTTTTTTTATTTAGTTGTGCGACCGCAAAAACGATCACCAGCATAACAACTAATGTAATAAATCCCTCCATCACTTATTATATTGAATCAGTTTGACAATGATGTACACACACAGACCGATCACCAATATTGGTAAAATGCTCCAAAACATTATGCTGGCTTTTCAGTTACGGGTTTCTTTTGCGACAAATTGACAATAAACTGAAAGAACCAGTCGAAACAGATTCCGATTGTAACAGCCAGTATCATTGATGGCGCAAGCGTGAACCATTCAAAACTGAACCGTAGGCAAAGGAAAACAATAATCGCAGTCGCAAAAATTGAAACCAGCGTACGGCTTCCATTATTCGCCCACCAATAAGCCCATGAGAATTTACTTGGTGTGTCAGGATTGGTTTTCACCCCCTTCATGGTCTTTATGTACCAGCGAAGGAACAGCCCCATCAGGGCAAAGACAAAAGCAGCCAAATACCATTGAAGGGATAAGCCGCCTGTGATTAAAGTCCAAAATTCGTTCATTGTTATTGAGTTTAAATTAGTTAAATTCCGTATTTTATCAAAATATACCCATATATTTGAGATTGTTCAATCAATGTCAGGACGCGATTATAAAGTATGACCTCTGCAATATCTCCATATAGCCACGAAAATCCATTAAATGAACCAATGTGATAGGTCGCATTTGTGAACGCACCGATTAGCGCGGCTGTGGTTGTGACCGCAACAGAAGAATCATTTACAAATAGTTCACTATTTACCCCGAAATCCTTAATGTTCGTAACTGTGCAGAAATCAAATCCGGAGTTTGGAAGTGATCCTATGCCCCCAAACCAATCACTATTAGCGTAAACCACTAACGCCTGTTGGTTCATATTTCGGTGAAAAGAATATCCATTCGAGTAATCCCCAATCTCAAATATACCAGCCGCGATACCTGTCTGCGCATAACCTTTCACAACAACAAATATACTGATTGAAGAGGTTTCTATATCCGTTATTGTAGTCCCTACCAGATTATCATTGCTTCCATCAAAACTCAGAACTGGTTGCCCGTTTAATTGATTAGCTACCCACAGAGGGCGAGTTGTCAACGTAGCGGCGCAATCATTTGAGTTACCTGACTGGTCAGCCCACAGGCTTACACTATCATTCGATTTCGTCACCCCCGCATCAGCTCTTAACCACAATTTGCAACTATCTAAATCGGTCGGGACAAACGGTGCAGAAGCAGCAGCCGAATAGTAATTCGTGAACACCTGCCCCTGACATGCAAGGGAAAAAAGAAACAGGAAAATTATAAATATCTTTTTCATGGTTAAGAATATTTTTTCAATAGGTATAACTCTATTTGGTTTCTTTCTTTTTTTGAAAGTTTCCGGTCGTAAACTATAACTTCATATTTTTTCATAAAATAAATATTAAGGGTGCCCTACAATTTGAACCATAAAGTTACGAGGCCGAACAGATACGGTTGAAAATGTTAGCCACAGCATCGTTTTTGCAGCAGGTGAACCGTTATTAAATGCACTGATTTTAGTGACTGTCGAAGTCGAAGTAACAGTAGCTGGTGAAGTAACAACCGCCGTTCCCCCTGCTGAAATATCCGCACCGTAAAATATTTTAGGTTTCACATTAACAGAATCGCCGGTACAAATTACATAGATAGTGTCAATGGTAAAGCCTGCCTGAGTAAATCCGATAGGAAACTTTATAAGACTGTCGCAAAGTGTCGAATCTACACCCGTTCCGAATAAGACAGATACTCCGGTTGGCTCCCACGTCACGTTGCCTGAACCGTCGGTTGTCAAGACCTTGGAGGCCGCACCGTCGGTAAATGGCAGCGTATAACCGGTATCGTAATCCCCGATATGCACGTTCGCATTGAACCACAAATATTGATCAATGCTATATTTATCCATTATTCCGTATAAAATTGAGTGCCTTTTTTCATTCGCTGAATCCGCTTGGTCGTATGAATTTATATACAACCGATCTGATAGTTTATTGTATTTACCAGCATAAGACCCCAAAGTAATATTATGAATGCCTTTAGTATTTTGATTTAAGGCAGCGTATCCAACAGTTGTATTATACATCCCGCAAGCATCCGCAATAGCTGTGGCAATTATACCAATAGGTGGTGCACTTATGGTAACGGTGAACATACAGGCATATCCGGTTCCTTGTGATGTTATCAATATTTCAGTTATAGAACTATCGACAGGATTCAGTACAGCCGTCCCAGAACCCCCTATGCCGCCACCGCCAGCAAATGAAATTACAGGAGAAACATATCCACTCCCACCGTTTGTTACTACAACAGATAATATCGCACCCGTTGGATTTGTTCCATTTTCACCGGCAATATATCCATAATGTGAGTTTCCTGAAACACTATCAATTAGCCCTGCTTTCTGATTGTTCACCCTAAAATTCAACGGCACATTATCGGTCGTTCCTAAAAAGTTCGTTTCGTCAACCGTACCTGCATTACCCGTTAAAGACCAATCTCCATTTAATACAGAAGACCAATAAACTTGATTTATTTTTCCTGTGGTCGTATTTCTTGTTAAGATTTTATTGCTTGTCGTATCTGTAATAAACGATGTGGTATAAGGTAAATAAACTTGTGAATTAAGATATAATTGCTGATCTGACGCCGTCCCGTTCTGTTTTCCGTAGATTATATTAGCTGTAGTATCGCCTAAACTATCTGCTTGATATACTGACCCAATAAATAATCTATAAGACATCCCTATTGTATTTGCACCCGCACCCGTACCTAACGCTATATTACGCCCTCCCGTTGTATTGGCATAAAGCGCATCCTCTCCAATTGCTGTATTTCCTGACCCAGTTGTGTTAAACATTAATGGTTCATATCCTACTGCCAAATTATTAGTTCCGGTAATATTATGATATAATGCCTTTGCGCCCAATGCTGTATTAAATCCACCGGAAGTTTCAAAGAGTGTATAATGCCCGAAAGAAGTATTGCTATTGCCTGAAAAATTATGATATTGTGAAAAATACCCAACCGCTGTATTTTGAATCCCTGAGGTATTAGAATCTCCAGCTCGATAACCATAATATGTATTTGGTAATACGCTATCAATTCTTCCAGCTTTTTGATTATTAATTCTGAAATTCAAAGGTATATTATCAGTCGTACCAATGAAATTAGTGCCGTCAATAGTACCCGCGTTGCCTAACAGCTTCCAAAAAGGTCCATCATTGGAATAATCTGAACTATCTGCCTTGTCCGATCTCTGTGCCGATAATGAACTATCTGACAATCTCGCCGTAAATGCGTAATTAGCAGTGTCACTGTAAGCCACAGAATCCCAATCAGCAGTATAAATACAAGTCCCATCTTCAAAACAAATAGTATCAGTCAGCCACCGACCGTCTGCACTCCACAACTGTACAGTGTCTTTAATTACTACACACATCGTATCAAGATAGCAATTACATCCAGCATCGTAATTACCGTAAAAGCACCAGCTTCCGGGCGTGAAATATTTAGCCCTGTAACCCGCAGGAACCGGAACCTGTGCAAACAAACCCGTTACTAACAGGCAAAAAATAAAACTCAAAAGTATCTTTTTCATATAAATTAATTTGCGTAAAGTAGTCTATATTTCCATGTACCAGATTTGTACTGGTCGCCGATATTGATATTACAGGCGTGATCTGAAACCTTTTCAACCATGTAAGTCTGTGTTTCTGAAGTAACCGCAGAATTAAACACAACAAAAATAAGCGGGCTTTCAATATCAACCGCAGGATATGATACTGGCAAAACCCCGGCAATAATATCCGAATTTACAAATGTTCCCGGTATTGATTTTATAAATCCCATCGTTATTTTGTATATACAATTTTTAAAGTATATGTCCCGACCTGCAACTGTTCACCAATATTTATTTTCTGGCTATAATCCGTTACGCGTTGTATATCGTAATGATTTGATCTTCCTGCAGAATCAATAACATATGCAGCTATCGGAACAGGAACAGCAACCGGTGAAATATTTGTAACCTCACCAGCTATTACAGCAGCCTCAGTTATTATTGCTGTCGTAGATTGTGTTTCAGTCGCATCAATTACAACCGTTCCTGGCGCAGTTCCTAAAATGTACGGGAAATGCTTTTCTTTAAAATCAGCATCACAGCCAAACGAAACAACCCAACCACCTGCAGTTTCATCATCGTTGTAATTTCGGTCAATTTCCAATACTTCTAATCCGAGTTCCCAGCCGGCCACCTCAAAGTATCTTCCTGTCGGCGTGAATAACTTGTAAACGATCATAACACGGGAGCGCAATAATTCATCCAGTCGGATCCTTGTGGCTGTATCATTGACCATGAATTTTACTGCAAGATTGTGATCCCAGCCGTCCCGGTATTGCCCCCGGATTAGCTTCACATTTCCTTCCGGTTCATCCGTATTCAAAACATTGCAAGCAAACGCAGCTGCCCCCGGATTATAAACAATTGAAGAAATAGCAAAATTTGTTACAGTTGTAGCCGCCTTATCGACATCCTGAAAATTAATAATGTAAGCTATCGCACCGATCCCATTAGTGGTTTCGCAGCCACAGGCCTCAATGTCGTCAGTAAGTGCACCGGTAATCCACATTGATCAATCTCCTATAGATGTTATGTTGAATTTCTTTCCCGGTGTAAGTTGTGATTTAGTCTGTGTCGGCCACGTCCGGCCAATGTAATCCATGCAATCAGCTAAATAAGAAACGCCAGTATTGAAATATTCTGAGGCAACCCGCGCGATAGATTTCTCACTTTCAGGATCACTGTTCGGGTCGGTCTTAACCACGTTTCCAAAAGCGGTAACGCTCGATGAATTACGTTTCTTAAGCCGTGCATAAACGAAATATGCCAAGGTTTTCTTAAGCCCTGCAAAAGAATAAGTGACATCTTCATAAACATAAGTACCTCCCGCGCGAAGTGTCGCATAAGTCAAAGGGCTGGCATTGTCAATATCAATTTTATTCAGAAGTTCAGCAGTCAATGACGGCTGTAAATCCAAGCGCCGGGCCTCATCAATGCAGGCCGTCAGCCGGATAGTTGCTATGTTTGATGCAACATTCCCAATGTCTTGTATATCACTCAACAGTACCGTCAGGGCTGCCATTTGGGATAGTTTTAGTTTCTTTTAATATTTCTTTTTTGCTGATTTCGTATTCAAGAGGGATAATTGAAAAATCTGAATCCGCTGTTAATCCCTGAAAACCATCAAAGGCAACAGTGAAATTTTCCTCTATCCATATCCTCTCAAATGATGTGATCGAGTTGTACATATCGTAGGCATCATTCATTTCAGCAGCGCTTCCAAGTTTCCCGCTGGTTTCCCGACAACGCAGAACTTTTGGCTGCATGAAAATAGCCCCAATGTTTTCCTGTGCTGATTTTTCTGAGTAGTCAAATTCTTTATCAAAATTGCGTGTTGGAAACGGAACAAATTTTGGTTCAGATTCATCATAATCACATTCAACATGAATCATCTTGCAAGCATTTTCAGCGCCCTGATAAGTTTTGAACTCAACATCAAACTTTTCGCTTTCCCTGTTGTTTTCCGTATCACTATTCGAAGTCCCTTGTTTCTTTTTCGTAACAAGCATCCCGGACGGCAGGAAGTTATTTTTGCTATTCCGGTTCTTGACAGATGCAATAGCATCCTCGCTACTCATGTCGCTGATCACTGGGTCATAAATCGGAGTAGGATAAATCAGATCACCGGCCATTGAACAATATAAAAGCTGCCCATTCCACTTTTCAGGGCCGCCAGCGGCGGCAATCTGTTCATCAATAACTTTCGGGTCAGGATTATAGAAGTCAATGAACTGGATCGGAACACTTTCAAATGTCTTGATCGCTGTATTGCGCTTTCCCCAGTCCGGATGGATGGCAAATTTTATGATCTTCTTTAATTTGTCATCATAAAAGAACCGAACATTTTCAAAGGGAACATAATTTACTTCTACCTTCTTTTTATCGAAAAGATTGTAATTAAATTGCAGACAGAAACCGCTATTATAAGCAACATCTTCCGATAACCTTCTGAGCAGCTTGTCGGCGGTCATACCGGATTCATTGACAACCATTTTGTAAAAATTCTTATCAGCAAAGCCTTTTCCGTTAATGAATACTTTGTACCGCCTGACACATGAAGTCGCAGTACCAGAAGCCGCAACAACCTCGCGCCATCGCTGGGGCTGGTCGTTGTACTTGCCGTAACCGATAATATTGTATTGCCGGTTCCATGCTGTATCTGTTCGTACTTCGGTTTTTAATGTACTGACTTTCATTTACTTTTTGCGTTTGGCAGTTTTCTTTTTGGCTGTCTTTTTTGGTGCCTTTGGCGCTTTTTCTTTTTTGGGTTCCGGGTCTGATTTCTTAATTGGTTCAGGTTCTTTAACGGGTTCCGGATTCTTTTCCTGTTCCGTAGTATTATTCATCGTTTCAGGATCAATTACAATCCCTGCAACTTCATTCTCTTTAACCTGATCGACCTCTGCTTCAACAGGAGGAATAACCACAACTTTTTCAACTGGTTTCTCTTCAGGTTTTCCGAACCATTTAACACGCGCAGCCTCCGCCCTTGCTTGCCAATCTTCCGGCAACATCGTGAACATGGTTTCAATGCCGGGATTAATAGCAAGGTGATACTCTGCAAGGTCATTCGTGATGGTGTGATTCGATAAAAGGTTATCCACCTTAGTAAGCTCATCGCTAAAATGTGCGACAGTCCCGGTAAATTTATCCTGACTAATAAAGCCAGCGCGTAACGCGTAAAGACATTTCATTTTTTCCATAAGTGTGTTTTTGTCGATTGAACTTATAATTAAAATTGCATCAGCATAACAATTATCGCAGCCCTTTATTTTCTTATGATAAAGCCGGTCGTAAATTGCATGCAATACGTTTCTTGTTTCGGGCTGCATACTGTACTCAAACAGTTCCTGTCCGGTCATTGTGTTGACCTTTTCTTTAAATTCTTTCTGTAATTCGATAATGGTTTCAAGTTTCATAACAACAAAGATAATAAAAAAGGCAACCCGTTTTCACAAATTGCCTTTTTTTTATTTACAATCCTTTTACGGGCTTACAGGTTCTTCCAATGCAACAAGCATCGCAAGAGTTACCGTGTACGATGTAATAAAGATCGAATAAGGCGGGCGGTTTTCTTTGCGCTTCGCTGACGTGGTCAGTTGCACATTGATACCTCCACCGGTGTCGGCATCCTGATAATCGGATGCTGTTTCAGCAGCCAACACAAGTCCGGTATCCCAACCCCATGCTTCAAAGACATTATCGCCTTTTACTTCAGGGGCTGTTGGGTTGTTCTTAATTCCGTTGCGTTCCAACACAACAACAAATTTACCCTTAGATATATCAACAACACGTTGTTTATTCGTGGTTGTATAGTCAAAGATTTTAATTGCCATTGTCTGATCGACCTGATCCCTGCGATATGCACCCGGTGCATACTTCCATGATGGTTCAATACCATCAGGATCGGTTTCTATAGTGTAGGCGTATTTTCCAGCAACCAGCACAAGGGATGAAATCACCCCCGTTGCTGATACCGTAGAAGCAGATTTATCAATGTCGTCATGGTTCATGATCCAGCCCTTTGAGCCGTTCACGCCAGCAACACCAGGATTATCACAATCCAATCCGTTGATATTTTCATCAATTACTCCGCAATAACTCATAATAATTATCTCCTATTTTTTGTTATTACGTGAATTAGTAACCGAATTGGAACATGAATGAACGAAGCACGTGAACATCCAAATCGCTGAGCGCTTTGGTGTAGTTGTAATCTTCTTTCATATCGTAAAACATCTCGAAGCGGTCAAACACATCGGTGTCCTGTGTTCCAGCTGCAAGGTTTTCCTTGGTTGTAAAAACAACCCGGTGAGGATAGTTGTATTTTGTTCCGTTGCTTTCGTAAGCACGGATGAAGCTGTCCCAATAAGGAATAGCAATCAATGGTTTTCCCCTGAAATCGAGGGCTTTTGAGCCGTCAGTTAACAGGATATAAGCAGGTAACTGTCCTTTTGATTCCAGATACCAGCGGTAGCGGTCTTCAACAGACTTAGTACACAGGAAGAAAGCTCCATCCTCATCACGCAGGATCGGGTCGGCCTCGGTTTCAACAGCGTTGAGAATTGCATAACCAGCGGCTGCATCAAAAACAGAATCCTGTAATGCAAATGTTGCTTGTGCATTTGCGGCCAGCGTGCTCCTACGCAGCGGGTTCACACCAACGGCCGTGAAAAGCAATTTGAAATATCCATCCATCCATGTGAAAAAGGCTGTGTCAACACCGGCGGTAATAACACCGGCGGGGCTTGCGCCTACGTTAGCGGCGGTCTTGTCGTTCATCCATGCCGAACGCCACAGGTTTTTGATGAAACCCTTTGCCAAAACTTCGGCAAGCATTTCCTCATAACCAGTGCCAGCAGGATTGAAGGCGTCTGTTCCAAATTTCAATGTCCATTGCTGAATTGCGGGCTGCAAATCTGTTCCGCATTCACGAAGAAAGATTTCCCATTTATTCGGTGCCCAGACAATTGTTTCGCCTGCTGACGTTCCCACGTGTGGGGTCTTAGCTCCGCAAGCTGATTGAGCTTTCATCATCAGACCAAACTCACCGGCAAACCCAAGGCGGTCACCCGCTTTGATGCCGGGATACATGGTATGAACGATATTGAAAAGAGGATTGTTAAGGACTTTGTCCATTACAATCTTCTGGATCAGTCGCTGCTGATCGGTCGTTAAAGCGGAAAAATTAAGTATTGCTGCCATCGTATTTTAATTTAATTGTTTGTTGTTAATTACTTTTTGTTTTTTTCAGCGTCACGTGCCCGGCTGCGTTCAATTGCTGCGGCTGCCTTTTCTTCAAAGGTTTTCGGAACTTCACTTTCGTGTTGCGACCTGTCTTCCGGTTTGAAAGTGCTTTTGAAAGTAGCTACCTCTGCTTTGAGGGTTGCAAACTCGGCTTTGATCGTTGCTGTTTCTGCAATCTTTGCAGTGGCTTCCGCTTTCGCTGTTTCCAGTTCCGCAATTGTTGCTTCCAGATCGGTGATCTTTGTTTCCAACTCTGTTACTTTTGCTTTCAGGGTTTCATTCTCTGCTGTAACAGCATCGAGGTCTTCCTGAGTAATCACAGCCGCAACAACAACGGGTTCCGCTGGGGTTGCAATAACAGGCTCGGCTTCGGCCTTTACGAACCATGCTTCAATTTTCGCCATCAGCTTATCGAATGCTGAAATTTTTTCCTGAATTTCCTGATTCTTTTCCATTTTTATATTTTTTTGATTAATAAATGCTACTGCTTTTAATTGTTTGAATCCGACTATATTAGTTTTTATCATACTGCCAACGAAACCTAACTCAATGGCTTTTTCAGCGCTCATAATGGTTTCGGCAACCATTAACGCCCGAAGTTCTTCAACTGATTTTCCGGTTGCACTTGCATAGACATTAACGTACAGGTCTTCAAAAACCCTCATCCCATCTGCCAATGATTGTAATTCGTCTGCTGTGTAAGCACCGGCCAATGTGTAAGGTGGAATGTAAGGCAAATGTATTCCGATAGTTGAATTTTCAGCCATCGAACGGTTTTCTTTTTTCGCTGCCAACAGTGAAGGGGTGGCCGCTGAATAGCAGATACCCTCAACCCGTGTGTGAATGGTCTTGCCGGACATAACAAGTGCATCGTGCATATCGAGGCCCATCTGAGCGTCACCGCCGGGGCTGTTGATTACGATTTCAATTTCGCTGTCTTCTGTTTCGGAAAGGAATTTCTTTAACGCAGTGATTCCGGTGCAACCCGGTTCAGGTTCACCGAAAAACAGTTCATACATATAATCGGGGTCTGCAATTACACCCACTATGTCAAATCGCTGCATTTAGTCGAATTTGACACAAAAGTAATTAGGGATGAAGCGGGGTTACTGTTATCGAAGTAACAGCAAAAAAAAATCAGGGGTCTTCTACCTCCCTGATGTTCGTTTATAATGTCAATAATTAATTATTGAAGTCTTACAATTCTTTCAAGTAAACATTGGCTGTAAGTTTCCATTGCTTTTACTTGGATGTTTAGCAATGTCATTTGTACAGGGTCAATTTCTTGAAATTTCTCACTGGCAATAAATGCTCTCAGTTTTTCAAGCCTTTCGCTCAATTGTTCCTTTTCTTCAATAAGTCTTTCTAAAAATGTACTCATATATTCATGGATTTTACAAAGCCCGTCCAGGGCTATATCTGTGGCACTTCCCGTGAATACTTTTCTACGATCCTGAAAACAGACCGCTCCGATATTTTGAATTTTTCCCCGGTGTTCGATGCTGCCTGTGTCGGTGACCCTGTAAGTTTTACCTCTTTCTGATAGTCTTCATAAAGTGACATATCCCTTTCCAGCAACCAACTTACTACACCTACTTTCACCAGTCCCCGGTATTGATCCCGGTTGTCATTAATAAACTCATAGACGGTTATTTTCATAGCTGTTCCATCCATTTTGGGTTTATATTTCTGGTGCCTCGCCACTTATGCTCAATGTATTGCAACAGATCAAAATTTACAACCTTCAATTTTTGCGCCCGCGCTGATTTCATTGTATCAATTAATGGCGCGCCGTGGTTCCGGGCTGGCTTGCATTTCAGATATTCAGCCCTTTTGATCAAAGCAAAATACGGATGCAGATAACGCATACCGCCGGGCGTGTTATACCCGTCACTATTGACATTGCAGACATACCCGACACCAAAAATACCGGGCAATAATAAATCACTCATCATAGTCAAGCATCCCTCTTTCATTTTAATATCGCTGTCGAAAAGTAATATGTTTTCTGACTTGGTTTCTTTTATTCCCATCTGTAACCCAGCCCCGTGACCGATATTCTTTAGCACGTGCCGGACAATGATTTTTGGATACTGAAGTTGTAAGTATTCAACTGCCAACCAACACTCACTATTTACCGCTGACCCGTCAATGATAATTATTTTCATATCAGGATACCACGATTTAAGGCTCCGTACTGCCACACCGATCAAAGCAGGGGTATTATAGCAGACTGTTATCGCTGTGGTCACAGGTCGCCCCCTTTCCCTTCATGCGTTGAGTTTTGCACCATAGATAATATTTCATCAATCCATGTAACGGTTTTGGCATGTTTGAAGATGTTTGCCGCCGTCCGGAAGTCGCCCCGGCTCATGTTGCCCCAATCGCTGTATTCAGATAATTCCAGACTGTGAGCAAATCCGATTGAACTTATGTTCCCTGATTCCGGGGCCTGCTGCCATGCGTCAAGGGATGGAACAATCAAATCATATTGAAACCGGACACGCCAGAACCACATCTGAGAAGTACTGCTAAATGTATCCGCGATTCTGTTCAGTGTGTAACCCGAACAATATTTGTCATCATCATCCAAATAGCACACAACGCAATGATTTTTGATCGTACCCCTGACTTTCAAAGCAATGGCCTTGTTAAGCGCAAAGGTCATATTTTCATTCCACGGCGTATGATACAGTTCAATGTCGCCCTGCATCATTGTCCGGCCGTTCGTGTCCCGGTGCTTCACATAGTAGATTAATGGATGGTAATTCTTTCGCCTGATAGCTGCTGATTGGCGTTCAGCATAGCGGTTTTTCTTTTCGGTTTCGTCAATAATCAAATGGTAAATATTACCAGCAAAGAACTGATCTGTAATACTTCGCAGGCACATAGCGAAATACTTTGGCCGGTTAAAAGTGCGGGTAATAATTACAATATCAATCATATTTTTTCAATAAAAATCAGACCGTTATAAAACTGAATTGACTTTATATTTTTAGTCCAGTAGCTGAACTTCATTCCGTTATTTGCGCCCTGCTCCAATAGATATTCCCGACGGCTGGCATAGGTAGCCCCTTTGTATCCCATGAAATTCACGTCATCAATAAGGTTTTTGAAATACTCAACTGTTGTCTTTGGTTCCCTCAGTCCACCACCGAACAAACCGAAATAAGAACAGGAAGTATCTTCGACAACATACCACCCGCCTGACTTCACATGATTGAAAAGTAGTTCAAACGTGGCAATAACATGGGCGCAATGATGTGAACCGTCATCTATAATGATGTCAAATTCAACAGGCGGGTTAATGTTCTTATCGAATACATCGCAGCCCGTGAGCCACTCGTACACATACACCGGAAATTGAATCTGTTTGGTTGCATCAGCAATGATGACCTTTGCCCGTGCGTCTTCATACTGCTTGCAGTCGGGGGCTATGTCAACCCCAACGATTTTAGCATTAGGAAAATAGTTTTTCCACAGTACAAGGCTTTCACCGTGCCATACACCGATTTCCAAAAGTGATTTTATTTCCTTTCTGTTGCCCCGGAAATATCGTTCGTAGATTTCTGTATAATTGTGATATAGATTGCTCTTGTCAGTACCGCAGTCAATCGCTAATTTGTCGCAAAGATTCATATTATAATTCTTTAATGATTATAGATTCTAAGTATTCACGGGTGGTTTTTTTTATCTCTTCGGTGTCGTAATTGTAATACCAAAATATTCCCTCAAAATAAGGTTGATTTATCGGATCACGATTGGGTTTAAAATCAACTATCATTATTTTTACTTCGTAGGAATAACCCCCATCAATGTCGTGCCATTTCTGTCTTAGATTAGTTAAATACTTTTTACCGATTTCAAGCGACTGGGTTTTACGATTAATTCTTCCTATCTTTAAAGAATTAATATCCCTCTCCATTGAATTAAATAAACTTCTAAGTATTTCAATTTTATAGATAATGTTTTCATTTTGCTGGTCAATGATTTTTTTTAATTCTTCATACTCTTTGCTTTTCATAATTTGGTCTTTTTGTTATACAAATTCAGGTTTTGGCCGGATTAATATTTCATATTTATAAGGGTTGTTCCCGATAAATGAGCCCCACAAACCCTCAAGAAAATACGGTATCATTGAGGTTTCCCCACTTCGGTGCTTCACAGGTGCATTGATAGCCTGTAATGCTTGCGGGTTATTGGTTGTCTGCAAAAAATTTTTAACAGGTATTAAAACTTTTTCGACATATTGCGCCATGATTTCAGGATGACAAATGATGTAATTGCAGTAAGCGTTTACCCACGTTGCCTGATCGATCCTGAACGGCAATATCTTCTCACTATTGATAATGTCTTTCAGTTGTATTGACCCCCAGAAAGTCTTTTCCCAAAACTTCTCACAAACCGGATTATCGTAGGCGCATAGAATATAAATGCTGGCTGGTTTCTGTATCATCATTTCATACACCTGTTGCAACGTGCAGCCTGTTTTTTCTTTGAAACGCGGCGACAGTACCCCGCAATACTTCCCCATGAATTGCCACCGCCTGTGAATGTTTATCAGTACATCATTCTCAAAATAATCCGTGCAAACAGGATTATACGCAGGGATTACAAGCGGGTCAAGCATTGACTTGGTTGCTTCATCGTACCAGATTTGATAGATTGTGTTCATTTCTCTTTCCAGAATAAGCCTTTATTTCCTTTTAATCTTTGATTCCATGTAGCAAAGTCTTTGGCCTCCCATGTGCTGATATGCTCCTCCGCAGGATTACCGAACATTGCACCCTGAACGCTTTCGCCCAACGGCAATACAACCATCAGACATTTGTTGCAACGCTGCCACAGGGCATCCAGCAGCCGGAGCGCATCACCTTTTGACAAATGTTCCAGTATGTCACCACAGAAAATAAAATCAAAGTCACGGTTAAACATTTTTCTTATGTCGTCAATTATGACATAATTGTAAACTTCCCAAAGCGGATTTTCATACCCTCTGAAAATTTCGATACCAACTATTTCAGTTTGCCAATCTTCTTTTTTTACCCTTCCAAAACGGGCATCTGAACATTCCCTGAATATTGCACCATTTCGCCCAAAGCCTATACCAATATCGAGTACTGAGGCCGGTGCAACCCTGCAATAAATCTCAGCGATTTCAGGGATTAAAATAAGTTGTGAGGTGGGCATTATGCGTATTTTAATTTTCGTGCATTTATGTTTCGTGAAGTCCCGGCCATGCGGTTTCTTATATTTCTTTTGTTCTTTAGTTTCTTTTCTTTGTCAAGCGGCGTAAAGAATTTTATCCCTTTCAAACCCGATTTAAACCATGCTGACGGTCTGTGATTGAACGGGTTTACAACATTCATTTTCACTTCGTCGGATGGAACATCATTTTGTTTCTTTTCTTTTTTCAAAATTTCTTTGAAAAAGTTGCTTACTTTTTTAAACGGATTTTTCATTGTGGTTTGTGGTTTTATGGTTGGATTCTTCTGTAATTCATAATTTCTTTGTGAATTAAAATGTCTGCTAATTCAATAGCGGTTCCTTTTTTGTATTTCGCACCCAATAGAGATTCCAATTTTTCCCTGCTAAATCGGCTAACCATATCAAGCATACAACCTTGTATTTTACCATCCGGTTGTAATATTCCCATGAAAGATTCTTTTTCAGATTTTCCACTAAAGCCCATCAGGTCGAGGATTGCACCCTGCATTATTGAACAGTAATTTTCTTTTGCACTTTTGTCCAGGATTACGGTTTTCATCGGTTTTTTGTTTTAATTTACAATAAAACTTACTCCATAGCCCATAAGCCATAAAACACATAATAAAAGTATATGGGTTATTTCGTTAGCTATCTGTTGGGTATAATCAATATCTTTTTCCTTAGACGCATATTCTTTTGCTCTTTTAAAGTTAAATTTAATAAACGCAACAAGCATAGATATTCCGATTGTTTGCGAATATGACATCGGCGTAACTCTGAAATAGTCAATAATAAACCATGACCAAAAATACATCAGAATAGCTGCTGAAACTGCAATATTTGAAGCAGTAACGATAATTGAAAATAAAATACTTTTAATTGTTTTCATAATGTGGTTTAAATGGTTTTTACTTTCAGCCGTTCCCGGTGTGCGAAAACAGAAACAAGCCCCTCCAAAAAGAACGGCACAATAGTGTATCTGCCGCCGTCCCTGTGGTGTATCTCTTTTTGAATGAACTGTTTAATTTCGTCATCGGGTGCTGACAAATATTTGACCAAAGGTAAAAGATATTTTTCAATATACAAAGCAAATAAATCTTTTTTACAAACAAAATAATTACACCATATCAACAGCCCTTCAGTATCGTAGTGGAATAAATTGAATGGCAGTATATTCCGGTCATCGATCATTTGCGCCAGACGTTCACCTTCCCGCAGCCGTTCGCGATTGTATGGGTGCTGCTCATGCCTGTATGAGTGCGGGGAAAAATTAAACAGGTCTATGGTTCTGTTCTGATCGATCTCCTTCAATACATCAGTCCCGTTAAGGTCTGTTTTTTCAGTGAAGCGCCATGATAAAACTCCCACATAATCAAATAGTTTGTACCGATTTGATTTATAAATGTCGATCAAAACATTATTTTCAAAAAACTGATCTTTGCGATTATTGAAGTATCGGATAAATTCAGGATCAATACACCTCAATCCGTTATCATCGAAAGCAATCTGATATATTCCTACCTTCTGCATCATACACTTGCGCGGCTTTGTACAACTTTCACATTATTTTGACCCCTGTTTATATCGGTAACGGCGACATACATTTTGACCTTTGCCAGATCGGAAGCAGATAACCCGCCACCGCCGTTCATTTTCTGAGCCGCCATTGCTGCTGCATAACCGCCGTCATTGATAAACGGTACTCCACCTGTAGAACGCTGCATGTAGTCCAGGAATGGTAGATTGTTGGCCGTTGCCTGTCTGTTCATGGTCGCCTCTCCACCCTGTACATTTATATCCTCTCCCCCTGCTGCATGACTTGGCCCCTTCGATAACCGACCACGCGCTGCGGAGGGTAATGGCTGGGCTGCAATTAAACCTATCTCAATCGCTGCGAACGCTGCGGCTATGGCTGCATAAACTGCTCCTAATGCCGGACTGACCAAAGCCCCTGAAATATACCCCGCTATGGTCGCCTGAATGCCCTGTATCGTTGCGTTTACTATTGCCTGTGTCTTTGCCCTCTTTGCAACATCATACTCCATTTTCTTTCTGCGCTGATCCTTCTGCTGATCCAATGCTGCTATCTGCTGATCATATTGCTGCTGACTGATAACACCCTGATCTAAACGGCGCTTTAATGATTCGCGTTCGGATTCCTGACCTGCTGTAAAATTATCGAATGATTCTTTTTCTTTTGCATTTTTATAATCGTAGTATTGACTTAGTGCATTTGCAAGGTTGCCAAGCTGTGAGGTAATATATTCTAATTCTTTTTGATGCTCCTCTATCCAATTCTTAACGGCTACCTCAGTGATCTTTTTGACGTTGTTTTCATGCTCGATCCTGAGCTGTTCCAATATTTTCAAGTTATCCGCATACTTCTTTTGCTCCTCTGCGTATCGAATATCCTCTAATTTTAATTCCGCATTGATCTGTTCCTGTGTACCATCGACTGCGTTCTGTTTCTTTAACTCCCAAAACTTCTTTTCAAGTTCTATTTTGCGATCAACTAAGGCTTTTAATTCCTTTTCATCAGGGCCGAAAGCAAAGGCGGCTTGACCGCTTAATTTAAGTTCTTCTCGCTCGGCCTCAATTCTTTTCCACATTGAAGCTGTTGCTGCGTCCATGTTTTCTGCGTATAAATCCCATTTTTGAGCCTCTTTATCTACTACTTCGGCAACCTTTGGATCAGGTGGAGGTGGAGGTGTGTACTCTTCTGCTACCTTATTCAATGCAACATACGCGGCCTGCTCTTCAATGAGTAACGAATTTTGCTTTATTAAATCGCGCTGTTCCTGCGTCCTAAAATCAATAATGCGTTTATGAACCTCAACCAATTTGCCCTTCAGCAGGTCTGCCACAGTAGCAAATCCCATCTGCACGGCCTCCCATCCAAAAACGGTTCCAGCCAACTCCAAATAGTTTTTGTCAAGTATCTCACGCTGCGTCTGCATTACCTCAGCGCGAAGATCAATGTTTGCTTTTTCAAGCTCAACCATTTTCTCCTCAGCTGCCCTGACTTTTGCCTGCCGTATTAATGAGCCTATGAATATATTTGTCTGTATGTCAAGTTTTCTGAGGCTTTCAGTATTCAAATCCGTTACATCTACCACTCCTTTTGTTTCTTTTCTCAACTGAGCAAGCGCGTCCATTCTTTCCTTTTCGCTCCGCTGTGTGTTCTTTACAACAGATTTCAGCGTGTTCAAACTTACGACCTGAGCCTGAACAGATTTCTTTGCCTCATCTGCTACCCTTGCGCGCTCTGTTTCGAGTTTTACAACCTCAGATACCTTGTTGCCATAAGTTACAAAAGCAGCGACAAGGGCCACAATGGCAGCGACAACGGCAATAATCGGATTAGCTTTGATTACATTGGTGAACATTTTCCAAACAGTCGCGCCCTTAGTTGCTGCCACGCTTCCGGCGTTTGTTGCAGCTGTATTAGCTATCTGAGCAGCCGTTGACTGACCCAACGCCTGCGCCCTGAGCTTTTCAAGTATAACCATTGTTCCAACCCTGACGGCACTATCTTTATTCACAACAGCCTCGACCTGCTTCAATCCGATCATTATTGACATAAGGGCCTGGAGCTTCATCATGGTTTTTTCAAGTTCCTTATTCTCTTCACCTGTCAAAGCCACTACCCCCCTGTAAACTGAATAAGCCCCAACCAATCCCTGAACGGCCTGAGTTGAGAATGTTATCCAACGGGCATCATCGGCAAAGAATTTAGCGCGGCCTTGTACGTCGCCCATCGTATCCTTTAATTCACCAAGCCGCTTCGTCATGGTTTTAAATTCCTGGCTGT